ATGGGGCTTGCTCTAACTACTATGTTTCTCTTATTCAGTTATGTAGGAATACACATGGTGTTTGAGAAAGATGCAAAGAAAACTATTCCTTTAATTTGGGAGAAAGGTGGAATCCTTCACAAGCTTCTTAAACCTAAAGAATACGCAATTTTTGATAAGTCTAAAATTAAATATCGAGATGGAGATAACACTTGAAGAAACTAACAATATTGTTTCTTACACTTCTTACTTCTGATGTCAGTTCATCTGCAATTGATTGGGACATAGTTGGACATGGCGATGAGTGGTTAGTTGATGAAAATACTTATTGTATGGCGCTTAATATTTACCACGAAAGTAGATCTGAGAATCTTGCTGGTAAATTTGCAGTTGCTGATGTGGTTATGAACCGTGTATATGATCGTCGTTACCCACATACAATTTGTAGTGTAATCTATCAAGCAGAAATGAAACCGTCATGGAAAGATCCATTAGATATGATACCCGTAAGGAATCGTTGTCAGTTCAGTTGGTTCTGTGATGGCAAGTCAGATGAACCTGCAGAAAGTGACGCATGGAACGAATCACTTTTAGTTGCACATCAATCAATAAATGAAGGTCGCATGGCAGGTATTACAGAAGGTGCTACTCATTACCATACAACTTCAATTGAACCATACTGGGCAAGTTCGCTTAATCAAATAGGAACAATAGGATCTCACATATTTTATCGTGCTGATTGATATAAATACCTCTTTTATGAGAGGTTATTATGAAATATGCAGGTGTTGACTACAGTTTAAGTAGTCCAGCTATATGTGTACATGACGGTGAAGAATGGGAATACGATAATTGCACATTTTACTATTATGTTAAACGAGATAAATTGCTACAAGGTGACAAAGGTCGATACCAAGCAACAATGTACCCAGACAATTGGGCAACAGATCAAGAGAGATATAATCGTATTGGTACTTGGTCGCAAGAGAAATGTTTTGAATGCGACTTTGTTGGAATTGAAGGATACGCTTTTGGTGCAGTTGGCAGAGTATTTCAGATTGCTGAGAACTGTGGTTTGTTTAAACACAAACTATATGAGAAAGGAATTCCCTTTGATGTATATCCACCAACGATGATTAAAAAGTTTGGATGCGGTAAAGGAAATGCAAATAAAGATTTAATGATTGAAGCCTTTGAAGAAGAAACAGGGGTAGACATTCGTGCAGAATGTGGCATAATAAATAATTCAATGAATCCAATAACAGATATTGTAGATGCATATTATATTTGTAAATTGGGATTCTATAAACAAACGGAACAATTAAATGATAGTAATATTTAACGGGCCACCAGCGTGTGGTAAAGATGAAGCTGCCTCTTTGTATAAAGAGAAGTTTGGCTTTGGCAATTTATCCTTTAAGTATCAGTTATTCAAAGAAACTATCAACCATTTTCAGTGTGACGAAAGATGGTTTATGGAAGGCTACAATAACAGAGAATTAAAAGAGCGCCAAGAACTCGCTTTAAACTTTATGTCTCGTAGAGAAGCTATGATCCATGTATCAGAAGATATTTTAAAACCCAAAGAAGGTTTAGACTACTTTGGTAGATTGGTTGCCGAAGAAGTAGAAGAAGGAATGCAATATGCGATCGCTGATGGCGGTTTCGTAGAAGAGTTAGAGCCTTTAATTGAAAAGGTCGGTGCAGAAAATATTATCATCGTTCAGTTAACTCGTGAAGGATGTGACTATTCTACAGACTCTAGAAAATATTTCAATGGCAACTTAATTAAAGAAGTTACTATTAATCACCCAACAGCAATTGATACGGCTTATGTCTTAAAAGAAGAAACTAATGTTAAGACATATCGAATACATAATAATGGCTCAGTTAGAAACTTCCATAGTGCACTAACTGATATTTACAATGAATTGAAAGAAGATTATAACCTTGAGCAAATTACAGCAGATACCAAAGCCTAACGTAATCAATCTAGCTGATTGTCCAGATCGTAAAGCATATACAGAGTCTGAGTTTTCAAAACTCGGAGTTAACGATGTCAACATGCATGTTTACCAACGATACAATAAAGATTCTATACAATTTGTTGGCGATGCAGCCCTAATAAAGCAAATGACACCAGGTGTTACGTCATCTCACTTGCTTACTATTAAATGGTGGTATGAAAATACCGATGAAGAATATGGATTATTCTTTGAGGACGACGTAGATTTCTCTGCTGTAGAGCATTGGAACTTTACTCTAACTGAGTTTATTGATAGTGTTAAAGACGACTGGGGTGCATTGCATCTTTGTAACGTTTTTGAATATCCGTATGAACAAAGTGTTGAATATCCGCCGATGGTTATTCGACGACGTAAACTATGGGATCATGGATTACAAGCTTATGCTCTCAAAAGAGAATATGCTCTAAAGATTATTGAATACTATTTTGATGGTGCAATGGAAGGTGCTATTCATTATAAGATGCCATTAGGTGCACCACCTTCATTTGAAAATAATGTACTTCATGGTTTTGGCAAAGTCTATACCTTCCCTTTATTTAATCAGAACGTTACAGACTTTCGTTCAAAGAATATATATTATTATAACCAACAAGCACAATCTGCAATTTACTCATACGAGTTTTTGAAAGATTGGTGGGACAAAAAGGGCGTAAAGAAAACGCTCGAGACGATTTTAGGAGAAGCAAATTATGAATGATTTAGAAATGTACAATGCTGTGAATATTGTTATTAGTGATCTTGAGAAAAAATTAAGACCAACTGCAACAGGTCATATTCATACAACAATTAATACTTTAAGGGATTATGCAAACGAATTAAAGAAATCTATAAACGAAAAACTGGAGTTAGCTGATAATGAGTTGCGTGTATAAAGGTGAGGTAATAAACTCAGAACAATCTACCAATAGTCTTGGTGGTACTGAAATGATGAGACAACGTCTTGTTGATTTAGTTGATAAAGAGCTTTTAGAAAAAGCAGCTATTCATCTATCTCGACCAAGAGAATTATATGATGATGTTCCAAATATCTTATGGTGCCATGATTTGGCAGAAGATCCTGAGAATAAGATTCTTAAAGATGGTGGATGGGAAAAGTTTGATTGGTTCGTATTTGTATCTGCATGGCAAAGAGATCAATACATCGTAAGATATGGTATTCCATATTCAAAATGTAGTGTAATTCATAATGCTGTAGAAAAAGTATATCAGCCTAAAGAAAAAGACATGGAAACAGTACGTTTCATATATCATACTACTCCTCATCGTGGATTAGAATTATTAGTACCAATTTTTGACGCTCTAGCAAAACAATTTGATAATATTCATTTAGATGTCTATTCGAGTTTTGAGATCTATGGCTGGAAAACTCGTGATGAAGCTTACTCAGGATTATTTAAGACTATTGAAGCTCATCCAAATATGACCTATCACGGTGCTAAGAGTAACGAAGAAGTTATAGAAGCTTTAGATAAGTCTCACATATTCTTATATCCAAATATTTGGAAAGAAACATCTTGTATTGCTTTAATTGAAGCTATTAAAAGTCAGGTTATTTGTATCCATCCAAACTATGGTGCACTTCCTGAAACTGCGCAGAACGCTACGATCATGTATGATTGGACAGAAAATGTTCAAGACCATGCTAATTACGCGTTTTCAGTAGCACGATCGCTGTTACAGCAAATACAACAAGATCCAAAATACTTTCAAGGATTTACTTATAGTGATCGCTTCAACTTAGCAAGGAATAATCCTCAATCGTTCCAAGTTATGTGGAACACTCTTTTAAGGAACATTACTAGTGGACAAAGAGAAACCAAGTAACGTAATTAATTTCCCAAGGTTCATCTCAGATGCACCAAGGACGGCTGAAGAAGTAAAAGAAAATCTTCAGATGTATAAGGAATCTTATGCTAATGACTTGGCTGAGATTATATGGGAAAACGTACTGTCAGAAATGGCTAGAGCAAACTGTGATTTCGATGAAGACATCAATAAGTATTTTCCAAATATGATATTGATCTTTGAAGCGATCAAAGCTTTACACCTACAGACTCTAGGTGCACCGCATCCTTTACAAGAATTTGCACTGCAGAATGTGGCTATACTTGAGTCATCAGAGGGTGCAACGACCGGTGGGCTTAAAAGTTCATTAATAAATGATTTAGGGGTTGACAACGACGACGATTTGTGATATAATATACTCTACAATCAAATAAAATATGGTAAAATTATGATACTAGTTGACTACAATCAGGTGATGCTGGCCTCGCTCTTTGCGAGTATTGGTAATCATCACAACGTAGAACCTGACGAGAATTTACTTCGTCATATGTTCTTAAATTCAATACGGTTTAATCGAAAAAAATTCACTAAAGAATATGGTGAGATCGTGTTATGCTGTGATAACAAAAATGTTTGGAGAAGAGATTACTTCCCTTACTATAAAGCTAATCGCAAAAAGGGTCGTGATGCTTCTGATATGGATTGGGGCAAACTCTTTGAAGTGATCCATGGGATCAGACAAGAGATCGAAGAATTCTTTCCATACAAAGTAATCAATATTGAGCGATGTGAAGCTGATGATATTATTGCCACTCTCTGTCACGAGAAAGGCACTATTATGAACACAGGTGCTGAAAAGATATTGATTCTATCTGGTGATAAAGACTTCATTCAATTACAAACTTATGGCAACGTGGACCAATACAATCCCGTTATGAAGAAGTGGGTAAGACATGACAACCCAGATAAATATTTAGAAGAGCATGTGTTAAGAGGTGATGTTGGAGATGGCATTCCGAATATCTTAAGTGCTGATAATAGTTTGGCTATTGGAGAAAGACAAAAACCAATGACCAAGAAAAGACTAACACAATTTTTAGCAGATCCTGATAGTATGGATACTGATACTAAATTGCGCTTTAATAGGAATAAGCAAATGATTGACTTAAGCTTAATTCCGCAGGAGTACAAGGATAAGATTCTGTACCAATTTAACAATACCAAAGAAGTCGGACGACAGCATCTCTTTAACTTCTTTGTAAAGAAAAAGTTGAAAAACTTGATTACTGATATACAGGACTTTTAAAATGAGCATTAAATATTCAATGTCAGAGATTCTCTCTGAATTACCCGCAATGAAAAAGAAAGCAGATAAAGTAGCATTGCTTCGAAAGAATGAGAATATTCCTTTCCGCAACGTACTACGTTTAATTTATGATACAGAAGTTGAGTTTCTGTTACCAGAAAGCCCACCCCCGTGGAAACCAAACGAATTTGAAGATGAAGCTAAAACTATGCTTTATAGAGAAGCTAGACGCTTAAAGATCTTCATTAAAGGTGGTGGTTATGAAGACATGAAACCAGAAGTAAAGCGTGAAAACTTATTCATATCTTTATTAGAAGCTATTGATAACGACGACGCTAAACTGATAGCAAATCACATGCTATCACACACTAAGATTCCAGGATTAACTAAAGCTACTTTAGAAGAAGCTTATCCTGATCTCTTTACAACACCTATGGATATGCGATAAGGAATGAGCAATGGCCAAGCGATACACGGATTTCCGAGAATCCAATCGCCCAGAACAAGAGTTTGGAAAAGACAATAAAACCCAACAACGCTTAGAGGAAAAACGCAAAAATAAAAGTAAGCAATGGAAAAGGCGCCAAAGGTTAAAAGAAAAGTATGACATATAACCCGCGACCGCGTAATATTGTTGTATTAACTAATTTTAGAACTGGAAGCACTTCATTTACTTTAAGAAAGGCTGATGAGTATCACTTGCCCTATAAAGGTGAGCTTTTTTCTCATGAGCGACCATCCAAGATTGGCAAATTACCCACTAAACAACACCTCGTTGATCGTGGAATGAATTACGCAGATGCTGATATGGTCTTAACTCGGTGGAATATATTCCAAGAATTACGAGATGGTGCACATGCTTGTTATAAGATTATGCCAAGTCATTTTGACGGAGATCTTACCCAGCTAGAAATGGTATTATCTCAAGCAGATAAAATATACTATCTCTATCGTAAAGATTTTATGGCACAAGTAAAGAGTTGGATGGAAGTAAGATTCTCAGGCTCTTTTGATAGAACAGGTTTTGATACTAATAGTTCTGATGAAGCCACACGACAGCGCCAACTGCATCTTGGTACTTACAAAGTCGGTAAAACTTATGAAAATATTATAGACCCAAATAATAAAATGTTCACTGAAAGTATGACATGCGTGATGACAGAAAGGCTCGTATCTCAGTTAGTTAAAAACTATGAGACCATGGGAATGATGTATAAGAAGTTGGGAGGTGTCCTTGTGTGTTACGAAGATTACTTTTCTGGAGATCTATATAAACCCTATAACAGACAAATTAAGTGGACTAGTGAGCCCCAGATTGACCAGTGGGTTACGGATTGGACCATTGAAAACTATTTTAAATAAAGGTTGACAAACAGTTCAATATGTGATATAATATCAATATAAATCATGAAAAAGGCAAAATATGGATCACAGAACAGATAAATTAATACTAGTAGATTGCGATGGCGTACTATTAGATTGGAAATATGCATTTTATAAATGGATGTCAGAAAACGGCTATGAGGTTAAAACAGAAGGTGTTTACGACGTAGCAGAAACTTTTAGAATACCAAAGTCAGAAAGCAGAAAACTGGTAAGGCAGTTTAACGAGTCTGCAAGAATTGGATTTTTGCCAGGATTAAGGGATGCAATCAAATATGTTAAAAGATTACATGACGAAGGTTATATTTTTCATTGTATTACTAGCCTCAGTACTGATTACTATGCTGGTAAATTAAGACAGCAGAATCTAGAGAAACTCTTTGGACCTGCAGTATTTGAAAAGATAGTCTGTTTAGATTGTGGAGCTGATAAAGATGATGGATTACTACCTTATAAAGATAGTGGATGTATTTGGGTTGAAGATAAACCTTCAAATGCTGAATGCGGCTATGATCTTGGATTGAGATCAGTTCTTATAGAACATTTGTTTAATGCTGATTATCAAAATGATTCGATTCCAAAAGTAAAAAATTGGAAAGAAATTTATGAAATGATAACCGGTAGTTAATAAATAAACTTATGATAGATTGGATATTTCATTAATGCCTACATACGATTTTCAAAACTCAGAAACTGGTGAAGTGACTGAACACTTCATGTCTTATACAAAACTAGACGAATTCAAAAAAGACAACCCCCACCTTAAGCAAAAGATTACTGCGCCACGTCCCGTGATTGAGGCCGCACGTCTTGGTCGCATGAAACCCGACCAGGGATTTCGTGATTTACTTTCGTCAATGAAAACCAATAAAAGCTATACAGGAAACAAGGTCAATGATTGGAAATAATCGGAGATCTGTCAAAGGAGGTTCTATATGTCAGCAAAACCACGTCGTGAATCACAAAAGGAAAGAAAAAGACTTGCTCGAAAGATAAAAAACGGAGTAATGGATTCTAAATTTTCCATGAGACCTATTCAACCAATGACAGCTACCCAAGCTGATTTGTTTGATGATTATCGGAAAGGATATAATATAGCTGCGGTTGGCACAGCAGGAACTGGTAAAACGATGTGTGCTATGTATTTAGCGCTCAGTGATGTTTTAGAAAAGGATGAGTACGATCAAGTTGTGATTGTACGATCTGCAGTTCAAACTAGAGAACAAGGTTTTATGCCTGGTACTCAAGCTCAGAAAGAAGCAGTTTATGCAACACCTTACGCAGACATTACTAACGATCTATTTGGGCGAGGAGATGCATTTGAAATACTTAAGCAAAAGCGACAAGTTAGATTTATGACATCATCTTTTGTGAGAGGATTGACATTTGATAATTCAATTATTATTGTTGATGAATGCCAATCAATGACGTACCACGAACTCGATAGTATTATTACACGTGTCGGTGAGACAAGTAAAATCTTTTTCTGTGGAGACACAGCTCAAGATGACTTAGCTACCAATAGGCACAAAAATGATATATCGGGACTAGCAAGCTTCTTGAAAGTCTTGGATCGTGTAGATGCATTCAGTACCATAAAGTTTGGCATTGAAGATATTGTACGAAGTGGACTTGTTAAAGATTATATAATTGCTAAGGAACACGCAATTGTTAAAGGCTTAAGAGCAGTTGCAGCTGCCTAATAAATAAAGGGAGAGAACATAGACGGGGTTCTTATGAGCCCCGTGAACTCCAAACGAGAAATATTATGACACAAGAAATAGAAAACTATAGACTAACTTGGTTAACCAAACAAGTATTCCGCGTAAAGGTCGGTGGCTCGAGCGCAGAAGAATGTTTGTCTTATCTTGAAACTGAAGTGGAAGCAAAAAGTTATACCCATTCATTTGATATGGATTCTAACATTTATACTTACATGTTTGAAGAATCAGCTACTGCTGAGGCATTTAAAGAAAAGTTTTTAGGAGATTCAAGAACTACGGAAGTTAGTTAAAACAAAAAGAGAACTTATATTATGGCATTTGAGCATTACGATCACGGTATTGAATTACCCAAATTAACACGAAAAACAACAGAAGAAGGACGAAAATACTTTACACCTACTGGTGAAGCTTATCCTTCAGTTACTACTGTACTAGGAGTGTTATCAAAAGACAGTATTATGGCTTGGAGAAAACGAGTTGGTGCAGAAGTAGCTAACAAAATTTCAACACAAGCATCTCGTAGAGGTACTGCGGTTCACAAAATTTGTGAAAACTATATAGATAATAAAGAAGACTGGCAAAAAGGTGTACAACCCGCTAACATGTTTCTGTTTAATACGATGAAAAAAGTATTGGACGAAAAGGTAAACAATGTTTGGTTCCAAGAGTGTTACCTTTATAGTGACGAATACCAAACTGCTGGCCAAGTCGATTGTATTGGTGAGTGGGAAGGAGAACTAGCAGTTATTGATTTTAAGACATCAAGACGTGTTAAAAAAGAAGAACACATTCTTGGATATTTTATGCAAGTAGCATTCTATGGAAAAGCCTTTACTGAAATGACTGGTACTCCAGTTAAAAAAGGTGTAGTGTTTATTGGTGTAGATGATAACGAGCCACAAACATTTGTATTTGATATAGATGATTACTTAGAACATTTTAAAGCCGTAAGGGAGAAATACTCAGAACTCCATGAAAAAAACAAGATACATTTTAAGTTGTAGAGATATGGGTGTGTTCTTAGGAACATACGATGGAGAAGAGCTAGGCTATAAAGATGACGGCCGAATCTTTGCGTGTTTCTCAGCTAACAATCCTTTTAAGTTAACAACTGTTTGTTCATTCAGAACAGAAAAAGCAGCTGAAGTTTTTAAGACAGATATGTTTGGTGAGTCAAAACGACGAAAGATGTATACTCTACCAGTTGAATCTGAAGATGAGTTTCCAAGTGTAGTTGATATAGTCAAATCAGGGCATGTTAGTGATTGTATGGATATGCTTGAGCTTCTTTTTGAAGATGGAAATCAAACTATACATTAGGGGTTGACAAACACATTAAAGTGTGTTATAATATTACGTATGATAGACAAAAAAGTAATAAACGACGCGTTGATGCTTGCAATAGAAGCTCATGGCGATCAGCGAAGAAAATACACAGGTGAGCCATACGTAACTCATCCAATACACGTAGCAAAAATTCTAGAAGATAGTGTTGAACACACTACAGAGATGTTGGCCGCTGCTATCCTACACGATGTTGTAGAAGATACTCCTGTAACATTTAGAGACATTAAAGATAAGTTCGGAACTGATATTGCTGAACTTGTCCATTACTGCACGAACGTTTCCGAAAAGGAAGATGGAAACCGTGCGTTTCGTAAAAAGATGGATGCTGATCATTTCGCTTTGGGACCAGCCGCGTCTCAAACAATCAAGATTGCAGACCTACTATCGAACTCTGATACGATTATACCTTACGATCAGAAGTTCTTCCATAAAGCCTATAAGCATGAGAAACAGTATATGTTGAACATTCTTACTAAGGCTGATCCTATATTGCTTGACCGAGCACAGACTTTGCTGTCTGAAAACTGGGAAAAGTAATATTCTCTTTGGTTATAAGCATATAACCTTTTGATATAAAATAATTTAATATTTGTTAACAAAACAGTTGACAAACACTATTTGATATGATATAATATACATATTAAATAATTAAATGAGAATATCAATATGAGTAAATACATCGTCAAGCAAGTCGCTATCCCCACATCAGAACGTGAACTTCCAAACCAAAAAGGTTGGGACGGAGCAATAGCTGAATCTGATCACTGGCGTGTTAAGATGGACTATATGCACGGCTTGAGAAAGGGTTTTAAATCAGAAGATCTTAAGTACTTTACTGATACTTACGTTGTTGAAGCTAACGGTTTAGAAGATGTATTTAAAATTACTAACTTGTGGGAACAAGAAGAATTAGTTCAAAGACTGAGAAGAGGTCATTCCACTTCTGTTGGAGATCTTGTTGAAGATACTACCACAGGAAAAATTCACATGGTTGATGGTTTTGGATTTAAGGAGGTAGCGTAATGGAAGCAATTACTTGGGATCAATACACAATGGGTTACAACATTCCTGCTAAGTGGGAAGATACATCATGGGGTAACGATGAGTTGCCTTCGTTTGAGACTAACGGTTATAAGATTTGGGTTAATTCTCCAGATCTTGCTGAAAGAAAAGAATCTCAGGAACATTTAGGACTTAAGTTTCAAGATTGGATCTTTGCTGTTACACATTGCTCGGAAATGGGTGCTGATGAAGACTTACTTACAACTATGAACTTCGACGAAGTACTGGAGTTTGTAAAATGAAATCATTCAAACAAAATATAGAAGAAGCCAGAATAAAGAAAGGCTCTGAAGTTAAATTTAAGCCGAAGTTTGCTGAATCTCCAGCAGAAGCAAAGCTTGTTTTTATTGTAATGGATCTACGTGGCCCTCGAGTTTTAATTGCTCCAAAGGTATGGAAGAGTGGTATTGCACCAACTGAGTCTGTTCCAATGAATACAATAGAACTTGTAAAATAAATGAAAATATGTTAACAAAACAGTTGACAAATGCCTTTTGATATGATATAATATACATATTAAATAATTAAAAAGGAATACATTATGACTAACTCTTACTGGAACGGAACTGGAAACTATCAAGGAATCATTGATAAGCTTTCAGAAGAAATACCAATCGAAGGAGCTTGTGAAAACAAAGCTTTAGATCATCTACGTCAAGCAATCAATGCTTACTACGATATCTTTAACAACGCTGGCTGCAACTCAGTTAGTCGTAAAATTTCAAAATACTTTCCAGGTGTCATGCGACATCTTCGTGGAAGAGCAAATTTCAGAAATCCAAATTGGGAATTGATCGAATCTATAGTCGAGCCCATTATGGACCAACACATACTTAAAACTGCAAAAAAATTAAACTAGGAGATATATTATGGCACATGCATTAGAAATGGTAAACGGTGAAGCTCAGATGGCTTACAGACTTAGCAAAGGGGTGCCTTGGCACGGTCTTGGAGTTCCTGTGAGTGACGACATGACACCAACTGAAATGATGAAGGCGGCTGGTCTAGACTGGAAAGTCAAAAAAGCACCATCCTTTGTCGATCACAACGGAGAACAAATCCCAACAGGTCAGCAATCCCTTATACGAGAAACTGATGGTAAAATCCTTACCAATGTTGGTGGTAATTGGAACCCTTGCCAAAATCAAACAGCATTTGAATTCTTTAATGATTTCGTTAAAGCTGGAGATATGGTAATGGACACAGCTGGTTCAATCAACGATGGCAAAATGGTATTTGCTGCTGCTGATGTACAAGATGGATTCACACTTTTTGGTGGTGACGAAGTCAAAGGCTACTTACTTTTCTCTAATCCTCACCAGTACGGTAAGTGTATTGATGTTAAGTTTGTTATGACTCGTGTTGTATGTAATAACACTTTGTCAATGGCTCTAACTGAAAAATCACAACCTGCTGTAAGGCTATCACACAGAAACGAGTTTGACGCTTCAGTAGTTAAAGAACTACTTGGTATTTCACACACTCGTGTACAACAGTTTAAAGAAGCTG